TGTGCGCAACGTGGCGAAAAAACTGAACTTGAGGCCAAGGAAAAAACTCGGCTTCTCAACGCCAAAAAAGGAGTTCTTCAAACTTTTCGCTAAATTTGCACTTGCCAATTGAACCTGCCCTGAGGCGAATTTCACTGCCTCGGCAAAGATTTCGATTGTTTTCATTTGATTTTCCCTATTTAATTTCTTACCTTTGCCGAACCACAACATCCGCTTTATCTTTAACAAGACACAAAACGTCCGTGCGATTCAGGCATAATTGGCTCCCGACACCGCACGGAACGTGTGTGTTAAATAGGATGTTGTGGTGATATTTTATTTATGTCGGGGGCTTTTTTTCATCTCCTCATTTTCTTTACCGCCAACCAAATCACGACCGCCGACACAACGGCGATGAACGCACCGATGGCTATGCCGCCGATGTCCTGTTTCGTCTTTTCCCATCGAGAGAGTTTGCGCTCCACAGGATAAGGTACGGCAATGCTGTCCGTCTTGCTCCGATAGATGGTGTCGCGCTGCACAACGTACCGCTCGCGCCACCGCCACGCAGTCACCTTGATTGTGTCACCGCCACGTTCCACCACCACCGAGTCGCGCACATACACGGAATCGGTGCGAATCTTGTTGACGTAGCAAGTATCGGTGCGCACCGTCTCAACGGGTACATACTGCACCGACTTGCAGCCGAGGCACATCACCGCAAGCACGGCAATTAGCACCCAGCCTATCACCACGCAGACATATCTGCATTTCTCGTCATCTCTCATTCTCAAAAACGTTTATGACAAAAGGAGCGGCGACTCCGACATTCGGAATCACCGCCCCAGCGTTTTTAAGCACATCTCCATTACGGAGTGTATTGTCAACGAGTTGCCCAAAACACTGGTTTCAATATTTTGGGCGTTGTTTTTTCTTGGAATATCGTTCTGAGTATGTCTACGGGCAAAGCCAACATCTTTGCCTGCTCCGTATAGTCAAGATTGAAATCGTCCTGCAACATATTTTCTGCATCTGCCAAATATGTCGGGCGGTCAAGTTCTACCTGTATTGGCTCGTTTGTGCGCCACCTTCTACGGCTCATTTCTGTCATAAGCATTCTGTACCTGTCGCTGTCTATTTTACCGAGAGTTTTCGCGCGCATAATCAACGAGGACATTGATGTCAGCCACATTTGTTTCAGCAACGGCAATGCCGATAGTCTCACGTTCAGAAGCGAGCTTCCTATTTCCCTCTCTGGCATAAGAAATTCCGCTGCAAATTGGTTGGCTTCCTTCTCCTTGTCCCTTGCCTCAAGGACGACAAACATACTGTTGTGCATTATCAAGTGGCCAAGCTCGTGCGCAAGAGAAAAGCGAATGCGGTCATTCGGCATATTCTTGTTGACCACAATGATATGATTCCCTTTGTCGGAGACAAGCGACACCCCGTCAAAATCCTCATACTCGCAATCCCAGAAATACACGAACACACCATTGCGCTCAAGAAGATTACAGATATTGCGGATAGCACCACTCCCAATTCGGCACGTTCTACGTGTCTGCCTTGCGACTTCCTCAGGACTTATTCCGTCCTCCGCATTGAGATAATGAAAATTGAAAGGTGGTGCGTCAAACTCATCAAGGATATTGTCGAACACATAAGTCGCAACAGCCACAAATTTGTCTATCTTTGCCTTGTCCTTTGCTCCAATCCGACTTTTCTTGCGATAATGCTTGCTCTCTGGATTATTTTCAATTTCTATTCCGAGGAACTCGAAAGGGAATTCAAGCACATCCATAACTCTTCGCAAAACCGTTTCCGACAATGAGCCGCCTAATTGTTCAAACCTTGAAAGATTGGATTGCGACAATCCCGCGACACGTTTTGCAAGCTCCGTCTGCGATAGTCCTCTGTACTCCCTTGCAAATATCAGCTGCCTGCGCCTCTTTGCGTTTGCCAGTTGTTGATTTTCCATAACTAAATACGTTTGATGAATAAAACGGCACACCACCCGTTTTTATCATTCTGCTTTTTTCTCTCTCTGCTTTCTTTTCGGCTTTACTTCGATACGTTCTACGCTGTCAATATTCGGCAGAGTAGTGGCGAAATCGGACGGAACAATTTCCCAAATCGGTTCTTCGTCAAAATAGACGATTCTCGGATTTGTCAAATTGCCGTATCTGTCTTTTGTATAGCCAAAAATCAATAAAGGTTCTCGCTTTGCGCTTTCGTCACCATCAAACAACTCGCATTGACCTTGCGACAATATCGTGTTGCTCAGTCGTGTGCTTATGTACGACGGACGACCTAATTTGCTTAGCTTCTTGATTATAAGCTGGCATTTATTGTTATTGCCCACATAGCGGAAAATGATTCTGCGATATTTGCCAACAATCGTATTCTCTGGGAATGTGTCAATAAAGCTGTCTGTTATTTTTGCGTGCAACAATTGCGAGTCCAACCGCACCCGTGCAAGCGGGCTTGTCTGTTGTATCTCCACATTGTATTTCTCCAGCGCCACATCAAAGGCACTGAATATCTGCACTGCATACTGTCTAAGCAGTTCTACGGCATCTTCTTTCGAGAATGCTTGCCGTTTCGATAAATTTATCATATCTTGCATAAGATTAAAATTTTATTTGGCGGTGTGCCGAATTTCTAAAAGTCTCATATTTAGCCGATATGGGACTTTTTCTATGCAAAGATATATAATTCTATCGAAATATTGTATATAATTTCAAGAAAATTTTGTAGTTTTTTGCGGTGATTCCGAATGTCAAAGAGCGCGTTCCATTGTCTGGTTAATAAATCATTTCTTCCATAATCGTTTCACCTGTCTTCTGTTCTTGCCGTCAGCACGGAAACTGACGTGTACCCACTGACCGCCGTTTTCCCACAGCAGTTGGTCGAAGTCAAGGTTCTCCTCAATCAGTTTAAAGACACGCGCGTTCTCCTCGCGGCTTCGCTGATTGATGTCGGCTGCCTGTCCTGTCTTGTGCTGTGAGCCAGCGACACCGCCCACCGCCTTGTTAAGCCGTGGGCAGCGGTAGCCGCTGGAGATGTATATCGGCTTGCCGTACATCTCCCTCAAAGGGTCAAGCACCTTGTCTACGAGTGCAGTCAAGTTCTTCACCGCATCGTCGGTCGGCGTGTTGTCTATCTTATTCTTTGTGGCGGTATCGCTACGTGTCAGCTCGTTAAGTGTAAAATATTTCATTTCTTCCGTTTTTTAGTGATTGTAATTGTTCCTTTTAGTGCTTCTCCGAGTTCCTTGCGCTTGTAGCCTACAAGTCCGAGAATAATCTTGAAGACGTTTATTTTCACTCCCTTGATTTCGCCCCAGTTGCTGATGATGCTGTCAAGCTCGCACAAACACGCTATCGACATAAGCACCACGGCGATTACGATAGCGGAGCATCCGAGCGGTTCTCCGAGTGCCTTGCCTACCACAGCACCGAGTATCACCACGCACAAATAGTCGGCGATTTTCATCATTGTTCGCCTCAGCGCGCGGCTTGCTCGGATGTCAACGTTGTTGGCGATGCTCTTATGCACTCCGAGCCACAAGTCTACAATAATCAGCACTCCAGCGAGAAGCATCAGCCACCGCATATCCCAGAGAAGTGTGCTGATTTCGCCGATGAACACTCCCATACTTGCCGTGCCTATGCGTAGGCTATTATTCACTGCCGTTCCTGTCATTTTTTTTCTTGTTTCATTTTGTGGTTTTCAATTATGTTCCTATCTTTGTTGTGTAATAATTAGTGCAAGGGCTTCGCCCTTGCGAAACTATAATAGACGGTGGGGGCTTCGCCCTTGCGAAACTATAATAGGCAGTGTCGGCTTCGCCTTTGCTGCCTTTTTTTATTGCCCAAATCCCAATCCCACAACATCGTCAGTTGTTTCCGAAAGATAGTCCGTCACTTCTTCCACTTGCGGCAATGGCGGCAAATCGCCGTTAGGATGTTCCTTCAACCACTCCCTCGCTTCCGCCTTGTACTGCTCGCAGTAGGCGAAATAAGCGTCATATTCCGCTTTCTTCACGTCTTTCTGTCGCAGTATGCCAAGTTCCTCGCTGAGCGAGTAGCGGTTGCGGATAAGGCTGTCTACCTTGTCCTCATAGGCTTTAGTGTTGATGGTCTGCGGAATCTCGTCCACTTCCTCGCACTGCTCTACTGACAAACCAATAGCAAGTCCGCGTTTGAAATAGTTGTCTGTACCTATGATATGCACGTACTTCTCTTCCGTGCTGAAAATCTCGTTGTTCTGTTTTGTTACCATGATTCTTGTTTTTTATGCTGATATTAATACTACAATTCCCCCTTTTGCCTCCAACGCCGCCACTATGTCCGCATCGTCTTTCAGACGGGCATAGGCGGTGGGATGGAGTGTGATTGCTATGCTGCCTGCTGCCGCTCCGCTCGGTGGGTTGGCGTTAGTTATCATATATAGCACTGATTCCTTGCTAAGATTGGGCGATACAGCAAAGGTGTGCGACTTGTTGATTTTAGACATTCTTATCTCTTCGAGTAATGGGCATTTGCCGAACGGTTGCCCATAGGTGAAATTGAAATTAGACGGATTCTTATCATTGTAACGCCAAATCCCAATCACTCTCCTTAACTTCGGCATATTATTTTGTGCTACAGCCTGTGTTGCGGCTACGTACATAACACGGGTGTCGTTCGATTGCTCTGCAATACAGAGGACTTCCACAGATGAACCGCCTATGCTGTTAGACAATGCGCTTATTAAATCTGCTCGATATAGACTTGGTAAATTTGTACGCATATTCGGAGGTAGTGTTAGCCATCCTGTATTATGTCCCGCAGTTCCAACATCTTTTTGCCATTGCGTGTATATCGCCCTCATTTCCTCCTCGGTGATGTCCGTCAGCCCGTTCAGTTCGTAGAAGCCTGTCGTCTCGTTGTACTTCGCACCAGCGGATATGTACAGGTCACGGAGTGTGCCGCTGTTATCCTCCTGCGGTAGGTAGCAGAGGCGAGTACCACTTGCACTTGATAAGGTTTTTTGCGAAAGAGCCTGATGACAGAATAAGCCTGCGCCTCCTCGCGAATCAGCATGACCACCGACACAGAATATAAAGTAAGTATCTCTTTCCGAGTTGTTAAAGTAATCTTTGAAAATTTGAGTAGACTTCGTGGAGAGTTTTGGAGAAATCACACCTTCGTTAAATATAATATCACTTATATAAGTAGACTTTTTGGGAGTTTCACCTTTATAATTTGCATCTCGATACAAATTACTAAAATCAGATGGGTTATCTGACGCCCAAACACCAAAAAGATTGTTTGAGGCAACACCTATACAGATTTTACCTAAGTGTCCGAACGGATTTTCAATACCGCGGTATCTTATCACATTAATCGTTAAGTTGTCGACTGAAGCAGACACCACTCCAGTGTTGTTGCCGAGGCTGTCTGTTGCTCCGCAGTTAAGTAAAGGACTATTGTTGTTTACGGTCGTCCACTCACTCCAAGACCGCATTGTTGTCGCTCCGCTTCCCAATCCACCTTGATGATAGCCGTCAGCGGTCAATTCAGCGTTATAAGTCTTTTGTGAATCAAGCGTAGCGTATTCCACCACGAACAGCCACGTCAGTTGGCAATGCACATCGTATACATACATATTCCACGCCAAATTGGGGAAGCGGTTGCGTGCAGAAGTTTGAAACGCCAATTGCGAAAGCACGGTTCTTGGCTTGCCGAGCATTGTCTTTTCTGTGCCGTCATACTGCGTTTCTCCGTCTCCTCCACGATAATCCTCCGTAGTATTGACCACGCTCGCAAGTTTGTTCGTGCTTCGTTGCACAGTCGCCTCGTAAGCCGACACATAACGCTTCTGATAATGCTTGAACCCTCCGATAGCCACAGGCGAGAGTAGCACTCTACGCATATCGCCGTCAACCTCAAACTTCATCCACATCTCGGGTATTTCCACCATTACTTGACCTTTGGAGCCGTCACGTGTGGCGGAAGTCCAATCGTTTTGCGGTAGATACCCGTTGACCGTTCCGTTGTCGGCAAGCAGACAGCCACGCAACTGATGACAGGGCAGCGTGCGATGCAGTTCGGGAATGCCGATGCGCGTCACATCGGATGAAGTCTGATTCACGTTCCACTCCACACCATAGACGGGCAGTCCACGATGTACCAAGTCCTCCACATCCGATAACCTCTTTTCGTGGTCATCAAGCGTGGTCGTGTGCTGCGTCACCGTCTTATCGGTCGCCGCCTGTTCGTCCTGTATATGCGCCACCGAGTCATTCAGCGCATCAACGTCGTCAACATTCTTGTTCAGCCGAGCGAATAGCGTTCCGTTTGCATCTGGATTGTCCTCGGCAGTGCCTACGTTTTGAAGCCGCTCGTCAATCTCCTTGCCTGTCAAATTAATCTGATATGCCATAATCAACTATGTTCTTTTGTTATTAATATTTCTCCGTTCGCGTCCTTTGGAATGCCGAGATGTTCATCGACAATCCGCTTCACGTCGTTCTCTGTAATCCCGCCGAAAAACACCTGTGCGTCAAGTGCGGCAGTCTGCAACTCAAAGTCCGTCGGCTGCTTGATGTCCGCCTCCTCCGTTGTTTCCACAATAGCGAATTGAGCAAGGCGCATTGAGCGCACATCCTTGTCAGTCACCTCCACCGCATACGTCCCGTTGCCGAGCAAGTCGGCGGCGATGTCAACGACAAGCACGTTCGTGTCCTGCACCGAGTGCGGAACATCATAGGAAGCGGATGCCTTGCGGACACACACGCGGCATTGTTCCGTCGGCGTGTATTTCTCAGTCTTGCTCACTCCACCCTCTGTCGTTGTCAGTTCGAGCGGTATCAGCAGCCGAAATCTGTTTCCTCTTACTATTCTAATCATACTATTCACGCTATATTAAGTTATTCCATTTGTTTCCGTCAGCCGTGACACGGATGCCCTTGCCCGACACCTCCAAGCGGTATTGCTGATAAGCCATCACACAAGCTTCGGCAGTCTGCTGTATGTACGTTCCGCCAGCGGTTGCGGCGCGGAATCCGTCCGCTGCGATTTCCACCATATCTGTCGGATATGTCACCAAGATGTTGCCGTTCGGCTCGATGCGGAACGATGTCGAAGTGATAGCGTTCCCGTTGCCCCAGAACCACACATTGGCAGTGATGGAGTGGATGCCCTCGGAGAGTGACACCGAGAGCGAATCAAGGGTGAGCGTCCCCGAAACAGACAAGTCGGTAGCGGCGGTTTCCTTGTCAAGCGCACCGATAACCTTGCCGTCAAGCAGCAGTTCAAGGCGTGCGCGGATGCGCCCTCCTGGGTATGCCAATGCATCGGAAACAAGCTCCGACACACCGAGCCCTATCGTCGGCAGTTTCGCCACCGCTCCATCGGCTGTCTTGAAGACATAGCCGCTTGCTTCGGGCAACGCAATCTCCGCGTGGTAGTAGTCCTTACTCTCGTCAACATCAATCTGTCCAGAGTACAGCTTCATCGGGATGTCGACTGACGAAGCCGAAGCGGTGAGATTGCCCCCCGATATGCGCATTCTCGGCTTTCCGTTCGCGTCAGTCAGCAATATGGCGCCGTTGTCAATATCCACCGTGCCGAGAGCCGTCTTCGCTTGCAGACGCTTTGCGACAATGCTGTCGGCATCAATCATCTCGGCGTTTATCTTGCCGTCACTTCCGAATATCCGCACACGTGTAGTTCCGTCATTGCCGACAAACTCCGTGGTGTCCGCTTGCAGCAAGATTCGCTCGTTCTCGATGTCGATTCCCGTGCGTTTAAGCTTTAGTTCCTGTGCTTCGGAGTACGAAGTGTTGGGGACAAGGCACACGCGGAAATCCGTCAGCGTCACCGTGGCGATGCTCTTGCTTGACAACACCACCGACAACGACCCGAACGACAACCACGATTCTTCGACCGTCAACACGATGTCTTTCTGCGTCGCCGACACCGATACACCTTTCTTCGTCTCGAACTCGGTGGTGTAGGCCACCGATGTTCCGCAGACAATATCCATACGCACAGGCAGAGCGGCAAGAAGCGAGTCGCCAACCGTGGTGACGGAGAACGACAAGTACAACTGCTGCGTATGCGTCAAGCCGTCGGTAATGATACTTCCGACAATGTGTTTTCCGCTTGCGTTGCCGAGCGACGGCTTTGCAACCGTCAACGTCATTGTCTGCGGCAGTGTAGCGTAATTGCGTTTCGGCTAACCGAGCGCATAAACAAACATCTTGATTGCGTCGGAAGTCTGCTTTATCTCCGACGTGTAGCCGTTTGACGGCTTCCAATCATCGATATTGTACAGATAATTCAGCTTGCCTTGATAGGTGAACGTTTTCGCATTGGAAACACAGCGGAGCAGTTCGTTCTTGTATGTTCCATCCGTCGCGTTCACCCACAAGTCGCCGACCTTGTACGGCTGAGACAAAGGCTTCTCGGTGTACACCTTCGCCTTGCCGTTGATGATGTCGACAATATTGTCACCGCTACGGCTGACGAAATCACCCGTAAACTTGTTCCCGTCTGGGGAGATAATCACAGGCGCATTGTCGTCCGAGAGCGCGAAAGTCTTGATGCCTTGATACATCTTGATAGACGGGCTTCCCACTCCGTATGACGATACCACGACCGCATTCTGACGCGCCTTGTCGGACTTGTTTCCCAAACAAACAATCGTGTCGCCCTTCATCGGAGCGTCAGAGCCTTCAAGGCAGTCGGTGATCGATAAATCTATATAGTCAGTGCCGACACCGACCACTGCGCGCCAATAGTAGCGTCCGAGGGTCGTTCCATCGGCATTCTTCTTCGTGTTGAACTCGCGGCAAAGAGCAAGGTCGCCCACCGCGAATTGATTGTATATCGTCCGCTCTCCGTCGGTCGTCTTGAAGTAGCAGCGGTAGACGTTCGTGTCCGTGGCTTTCGCCGTCAACTGCTCTCCGTCTTTGTCAAGCAAGTCCGCTCCGTCACTGCTGCGCAATCCTATCTGCGCTGGCACAGTCTCAACTCTGTAGCACTCAATGCCAGCAGGCGAGAGGATGTTCTCGCCGCCGACGTGGCTGACGTGCTTGATTTCCAATGATTCGAACACGGCACGCATCCGCACGAATATCTCGTCAATCTCCAAGTAGGAACGTCCGTTTCGGTCTTTCATCAGCTCAAAGCCACGCCCGAAAGAGCCTTCCATAAAGCCAGCCGACTGTAAGCCTTTGGCGAACTTCAGCAAGCCAGCGACATCATCATCGTCCACCGCATTGACGAACTGACGCAGCGCACGGAGTGCCGAGTAGGCGTTCAAGTCAGAGGCTGGTGTCACATTATCGTAGGAGCGGATGAGATACACACCGCCGCTTCCCGATTCTCTGCGCTGTCCTTGTGCAGTCAGAGCCTCCACCGACTTCGACAACGTGCCTATGGTGGAATAGCTCACCGCCTCGCCGATGGTGTACACTGGATTGTCGTAAGGAATATCCAAAGGAATTTCCCAACCAATGACACGGCTTTTCCTCGGTGTGCGGAAGAATGCGGCGTTGACAAGACGCACACGCTGACCGACATCGAGCGTGAATCCGTCACGCGCCACATCGCACATAATAGTGCAGTCGTATGTCTGATTGTCGGTAGCCTGTTTCTTGATATAGTCGACGGCGGTGGTGTAGAGTTTCTTCTCGGCATCGGCAACCATATCGCCCTCCGTCACAAGCTTAGCATCGAAGTTGATAAAAACAATCTTGTCGCCGACACTCGGCTTCAGCGTTTCATCGGGCAACTCACGCCCGTAGTCGGTATTGTATACAAGCTCCCACCGCTGCGCGTCTTTGTTTACACTTCCGTCTGGGTGCTTCACTGCGTCGTTCGCTGGGTTGAATGTGACGTCGAATGTCATTCCCGACAGCAAGCCGCTTTGGAACATCATCTGAATCGTTTTCCCTTCAAGCAGATATTTTCGGTCAAATATGAAGCCGTCAACCTTGCACCAAAATATAGGGATTTTCTTGACTACGTTTCCTTCGCTGTCTTTAATCGGCGCTTTACGATACACGAACACATCGGTAATCGTAGCGTCTTGCTTTGGATAAACATCGTCGAAGACGATCGTATTCTCCACGACTTCCTCGGAAGGCATCTCCGTGTTTGTGTCGGCGGTATATGCGCTGTCCGTGATGTACACGCGGTTGCCCTCCGTGTCATACTTGTACAGGTCTATGTAGTCCGTGCCTTTCGGCAGCATCAGCCTGTCGGTGACTACACCGAGAGCGACACTCTCGCCTCGGTCGTTCTTGCGGTAGTTGCGCAGATTCTTGTCAGAGCCGTAGACGTAGAACCTTGTGGCGAAGTCGGCTGAAGACTTGGCGTTGCCCATATCGCTCACATTGTCACCGAGTGTCAAGTCTACGGATTCCGTTTCCTCGCCGAATTGACATTTTCCGAAGTAGATGATGTTCCCGACAATCCACCACTCGACATCAAAAGCGTCGGCAATCAATGTCAGTGCGTCGTATATGCTTGTATTGTCGTAGGTCACAAGCACGCTTTTGCTCGCCGTGTCTTCATCGACTCCGTGCAACTGCACGCGGTAGTCCATTCCCAAGCATTCAAGGTTGTCGATGATTGCCGCTTCCGCCTGTGTGATGATGTCGGCTGTGTGATTCCACGACGATTCCTTGCGGTAACGCTTCTCCACGTTGCCTACGTTCTGTTTGTAGACAAGCATTGATATTTTGTTTTTCCACGCGCAGTGCGGTGCCTCGAATTTCAATTCATACTCATAGCCGCCCGTCGTCTTGCTGATGTTCGGCTTCTGGTCGGAGACAATGACAAAGCGTCCGAAGTCGGTATTGATGTAGTCTCCGATTGCGATGTAGAGAGGTTCGACGACCACGAATTTCAGCGTCACATAGTCATCGCCCATGAGCGCGAACCGCCGCACAGAACCGCTGCCCACGACCACCGTCGCGCGCTCCTTGCCTGTGCTTGTCCTTATGCTGATTTCCGCTCTCATTTGGTTCTGTTGTTCGGGTTCGGTTCGATGATTTTCAGCGTGAATTTAGCAAGTCCGTCAATCAACTGCGAATACTGACTGCACGACTGAAAAAAGGTGCGATAGATGACATCTGGCTGCCATCGTGTCGAGATTTCGAGATAACCCCCAGCGAGTACGCGACAGAACGCATTGTACTGCGCAATGAAGTGTTCTTCATCCGCAGCGATTAGGTGCATATCTAATGAGATTGTACGCTCGGCGAAAACGGGATTGTTGTTTATCAATCTTGAACCGTGTTCCGTTCGCGCCGTGGTCTTTATGTAGTCTTTCATCTCTGGTGGTGTCATCAGTGATGTAAGAGCCGTTTGCGACAGGCTTACACCCCATGTTGTGTAAGCATCCTTGCCGTTTATAATCAAATCACCTTTCATATCAATTCATTGTTTTTTCTATCCAGCGATAACTCGCAAACGTGTATTCATTTCATCTATCTTTTCGCCAAATTCATTGCGTATTCTCCGCGTATCAGCGGCAATGTCTTCAAGATACGATGTTGACCGATTCATAATCGTTACGACTTCTTGCAGCAATGTGTTTCGCACAGTGCTTATCGCTATTGATGTATCCATTTTGTTCAGCAGGCTCAATACATCAATATGTATGTTCTGCGCCGTAATCTGCAACATCGTAAAGCGACCGCTCAATTCCTCGGCAGTGTCCTGCGACATAGCTTCGAAACCGCCCGAATCGCCGCTCTTCTGAGTGTAATTGTCGTAGCCTGTAAAGTCGGCGATATTATCGCGAATCTCCGTGCCTTTTTTGTAAATCTCATTAAGCGCGTCTTTAAAGTAATCTTTCTGTAGCTCTGTCAGAGTGCCGTTACTGAGTGCGGTTACATAACTTTCGTACCATTGCTTCAGATCTTTGTCGATTAAATCTTGCAGTGCGACGGACAACAATGCTCGCTGCATTAGCTCTGTGAAATCATCAGCAAAGTCCTTTGCGTCCTTTGACATATCCATCAAGGCTGAAACGAAATTATCTTTCATCGTGTCAAAAGATACCTTCGCGATGTTTTCTTGCCACTGCTTGGTATATTCTTCAATCTTTTCGGCTTGCTCTGCATACGCTTGCAGCTTTTCAAGAACGTCTTTGCCAAAATTCCCTTCGCCTGTGCCGCGGATTGCTTCTGCAATATCGACATTAGCAAGAAGTTTCTTCATCTCCTCGGGGGTCAATGACCAAATGTCGCCGTTGAAATTTGATTTGACATTCTTTTGCGCCCACGCTATTTGCGAGGAAGATAATCCCTCCCAATAATAATTCCAGCTGTGATGCCCTTTCCAATACGATGCTTGCGCTTTGGCAATTTCAAGCAGATTATTGTTCGTTTCCGTCTGATTCTTCTTCGCTTGTTCGTAAGCTTCGTTCGACTTGAAGATGTTATCATCCTTAATCGATTTATTTAGTGAATCGATTGAGTTCTGCAACAGCTTATTCCTATCGGTAAGCGATTCTATTGTTTTGGCAACTTCTTTAGAGTTTCCTTCCAAGCCAAAAAGATCGTCAATCTTGAACCAATGCGCAATGCCGCTGACAAGATTCATAATGACATCTCCTGCGTCTTTGAATAGAGAGGTAATCAAGTATGGCAATTGCTCTATGATTGAATTTATCGAATCAATAAGTTTCTCCATCATTGTGTCGATAAATTCAGTCGGAGCATCACCCATTGCGTCAAGAATCTGTAGAATCGCACCGACAATACCGCCAGCTTTACCGCCAAGTTCGCTAAGGGCTTTCCCGATACCATCAGAGCCTTTGAACAACGATGTGACAAGCTTCGTTATCCCGTTCGCGAAATTATACAATGAGCCGTTTGACATCTCGTTGAGATAGTTCGTGAAGTTGCTGATTCCGCTCGCTGCCTTGCTGACGCTTGTGCTTAGATTGCTGCTTGTTTCATTAACTTTTTGCTGGGCGTTCTGCATCTCTTTGCCTGTGTCCGCAACGTTCGCTTTTTCAAGATTTACACGCGTCTGCGCGATTTTCGTAGCGTCATCAGTAGTAGCGTTCGCAAGACCCTTGTTCGCTTCTTCAAGCTGACGAACCGCGGCACTATGTGCGTCGGTTTTCTCTCGCAAGTTCTTAACAGCATTTTGGTACAATTTCGCCTCTTTGTTTATATCGCCCCAAATGCGGAAATTGAACACAGATGTAGACTTACCCCCTGTTTCCAAACGTAATTGTTCGCGAAGATCCGTATAAGTTTTCTTGTCCGTTGCTGATAGTGCCTTGAATTCATCAGTCTTAATATAGTCCTCGACTTTCTGCAAGGTCGCTTTGGCAACATCTTTAAGAATATTGCCCACTCCTTGAAATGTGGCACTCCAGTCAATGCCCATCGACAACGATTTGGCATTGGCGTTCGATATTTGCGACGCTTGTTCTTTTTTCAATGCAGCGATGCGCCAACGTTTGGTTTCTTCGCTATCACCGCTGTCTTGCACATCTTTGATTTTCTGTGCATATAATGCAGCAATAGCGTATTTCTGTTCTTGTAACGTTCCGTACTGCTGAAGATAGTCCGACATCGCTTGCAGTTCCGCACTAAGGGTTTCTCGTTCAAGTTCAATGCGTGACTTTTGCCGACTTTTCTCATTGTTTTCATCAGCCTTTTTCAAGGCGGCGCGTTGCTCATCGGTCAACCCATCAACACCTACAGAATTGCCCGCTTTCTTGTTCTCGGCAATCCAGTCACGACGTTGTTTCTGTATCGTTTCTTTGCGCTTCTTATACTCATCTTCAATCTCACGCAGACGTTTCTCGCTGCCTTCGTGCATAATAGCCGTTTCATCGGCTTCGTTCTGCGTTTGCAACGCAATTAATTCTTCATTGAGTTTCCGCTGTGCTTGTTCGCGCTTTGCAGCTTCTCTTTCTCGTTCTTCTGCTCCATTTCGATGAGTCTTGCCACCCTTATTTATCTTAGTCTTAGTCCTATTATACTCTTTTTCAGCATCATCAAGAGCAGCTTTCAAGTCATCACGCTGCTTTGCGAATTGTGCCTCAGTGAGTGAGTTTGACTTATTCGCAATGAAATCATTGTATTTTTTAAGGGCGGCTTCGTAGTTCTTCTTCGCACTGGCGACATATTTATCACTTGACGCACGGGGCGCGCTGCGTTCGTTTTGTTCGCGTACAAGCGAGTTTATTTGTGCTTCGATTTCTGATAGAGAAAAATAGCCACGCAAAGCCTGTGGACCCGAAATGAAGTGTCCGACTTTTCTGCCGTTCACCTTCATATCGTTCAGTAGTTTTTTTCGCTGTGCGATAGCAGTCTTCAGTTCATTGTTGCTGACACCAGATAAGTCGTTTAGATATTCAGCAGCGTTCTGCTTTTCCTTTGAGCGGCTTAATTGCTGAAATCTTGTTCTAAGACTTTTAAGTTCTGCCTTCTCTTTATCCGACAAACCACCAAGTTTAGTAGTCGTTCCATCTTTGTCAGTATAAGTAAACTCCGTTTTCTGTTTTGCTTCAAGTTCCGCGATACGCTTATTAACTTTGGCGGCTTCGGTGGCTACGTTCTTAATACTGTTTTTCCCGTCGAGTGCAGCGATTTCCTCCTTGATTGTCTTGATGTTTTTCAAGACATCGTATTCAGTCCTGTATTTCTTGAAGATTTGCGGATAATACTGCTCGAGCGCAAACAACGCATCACGGCGCGCTGTCGTGCTTGTCGCTTCATCGCTGGCAATCTGGGTCAACTCCTCGATTTTCTGCCGATGTTCTTCTTCTTTCTCTATTACTTTCTGCTTCTCTTCATCATATTTCTCTGTCGCCTCTTGTACAAGTTCAGCTTCTGTTTTCATCGACGCTAAAGCAGCAACAACGCCAGCAATAGCCGTTGCCACAAGCACGTATGGATTGCTCAACATTGTCGCGTTGAGAAGTTTCTGCGCGCGCTCGACAAGAACCAACCAATTGTAATGGATTGCTTCTGCCGCTGTTGCCCATCCTTGTGCAGCAGCGACTGTCATAACCGCCGCCTTGTACGCTCCGTATGTAGCGACAAGTCCGAGCAACATCCGCCCAAATTGCTCATAATGCTCAACAATATACGATACCCCCGATAAGGTAGTATTGATGATACCTTCGGATTGTTGGCCAAGTTTGTTAAACATAACATCGATAGCATCCTCGATGTTGCTTATCTGTCCTGTAATAGTTTTTGATTGCTCATCCATCAATCCGCCAAAGCGAGAGCCAGCGGATGTCATATTGTTGAACGCTTGCTGAAATACATCTGACGTGACGCGCCCAGCCGTTACCATATCGCCAAGTTTGTCGGTCGTCGTACCGAGAACCTTTGCAAGTTCCTCGGCAATCGGAATGCCTCGCCCTTGGAATTGACGCAAGTCTTGCGTAAACATTCGCCCTTGCGTCATCGTAGTGCCGTAGAGGTACACCAAATCACCCAAAGGGATAGACAAGCCAGCGGCGACATCACCACAGCGTACCAAAGTATCGTTAACATCTTCAGCAGCGATTCCATAGGCGAGCAACTGCTTGGCGCCCTGTGCAACGCCTTGCAAGTCAAACGGAGTGGTGGCGGCAGTTCGCACTAATTGCGACATCAGTGCGTCGGCTTTCTCCGCACTGCCGAGCATTGTTCGGAATGCGACATCGAGTTGTTGAAACTCTCCGCGTATCTTGACAAGATTTTGCACAAGTTCTTTCGCGCCGAAAGCCAAGCCCATAGACGCAGCAAGTTTACCTAACTTATCTGCGAATTTATCCAAGCCTGTCCCCGACTCTTCCGCGACCTTTGCCGTTCTGCGCATTTCAGTCTGTATCTCGGCAAGTTTTCGCATCACTTGCTGATTATTGACACTTATCAAGAAATTCAATTCTGCCATTTCTACCCTCCGAATAATTGGCGAATCAACGCAGCGTTCTGCGGATCATCACCGTCCAACACTTGGCAATCGCCATTCTGTACACCCAGTTTCCGCATTTCGTCATCATTGAGATAAGCGGTATTCAACGCGTCGGCAATCAACATTTGCAAATTCGCATAAGAGATACCCCAGACGACATACTGCATTGTCCAGCCATATCGCTGACAAGCGTAATCAATCAACGAGCCGTACACGCTACGACCGCCGAATGAAACAGTCTTTGATGTTTTTTTCTGCATCGCAGTGATACGCTCCCGCATCACTCGCTCCACGTCAAGACCGATATGTTTCGCAAACATCTCTACATCTGTCCATCCAAGTGTCAGCATATAGACACTTGCGAGCTGTTCAACATCAAGCGTCGCAAACTCTTTTATTCGGCTCTCAATGAGAGCGGCATCAAACAAGTCATACCGCCGACGGAAACTATACAACGCAAGGATGCGGCACACGTCATCTTTGTGCGTGCTGCACACTTTAAGCATCTCTGCGAAAACATTGACCTTAAGATTCTCTCCGCTGAAACCAAGCGATTGTGTGATTGGCGCGACGAGATATGTCACACCGAGAGATGGCGGATAAAGGCAGTACCTTTTGCCGTCAATGTCAAAGGCTATCGGACGTTCGATAATCGTATCGATCATCTGTGCTTCTATGTCTTTCCGCTCATTCATATAGTGCCCGATGTCGGATTCGAACCGACAATGCCACCTTCACAGGCGCGCTTTGCCAATAGCCAATCGGGCGGCGCGGTAAAATCTATGGAAACCCGCGCCTAACATTACCTAACTCAACTTAACTAATCACTTAACTTGTATTGTTATGAGAAAAAACCAATCTTATGCGTCTGCACCAACCTCGATTTTATCCTCCGCCCCTGTCGTGTCGGATGGATCAATTTCGATTTTACTAATCGTGCCTGCTGGCTGTTCGGTGACGATCACCTGTCCCCAATAGATTTGCTTATGTTTCGCGTCTTGCTTCAAAGCGTCGAACGTGTAGTTCCACACACCGCCATCAGCGGTTGTGAATGTGTCCTCTACAGACGCAGCCGATTTCAGAAACGCAAAACCTTGCGAGGCTGGATTCTCTGGTTGAAGCACAACTGCATATTGACCGCCAATGACACCATCATCAGCGATAATAGGCATCGCACGACCTTCAACCGCACGGATGTTCAGCGCAAGCGCGTATGTGTTGCGATTGTATTTCACATCCTCATTCTCGCCACCTTCAATTTTGGCTTCGTTCTTGTCGCCTTTGGTGGTCGATAATTGTGTAGAACCTTCAACAGGAGTCGGCAACTCAATCCAAGAGCCGCCCCCTCCAAGTTTCTTGACAAAAATTCGGGGCTTGCCCCACGCTAATACTGCCATATCTGTTACTCGTTATAATTCTGGAAAAAAAGTCTATTATTAATCATCTGTTCGTTTCTGCCGTCCACGGCGTACACTCTTTGCGAGTCCATCTTCCACCGCCAACCGTCGCCGAAACGCAAGCCCAAAACATCATCAGACAATCGACAAAGTTCCCGTAGGCGCGCATCGTCGGATTCATACGCGGTACGTCGCCTAAGGTCGGGAACGTATATATTGACATTGATATATGCCTCTTGAAACTCTCCGTTTTGATTCGCCAAAACGGAAATGCACAAGTCTTCGGTGTTGGACTCGCCTGGTCGTCTACCTTTGTAGCACTTGCCGTTGATGTTTTCGGCAAGAGGCGAAGACTTGACATAAGTCCAAACCAAATCCATAATCTCAATGTCTGTTTTCATCTCTTAATCTTCGATATTTGTGCTTCAAGTTGCGCCATAACTTTTGGTGTTTCCGCTCTTGCCCACAGCTCTGTATTGGCAAGAACATCCTTCGAGTCAATGGCTTCCACATACGACGCATAGTTCATTCCAGCGACAACTATCAATGCCCACTTCTTTCGGATTCCGCTTGCGACTTTAGTAGCATAGCTCTTGCCGTCAGTCGCACCTTCTGCGCCGTTCCCCACTACAGCAAAATCGGATATTGATATGACATTACCATTGTGTACCACCGCATAGCCGATTGATGAGCGAAGATTGCCAGTTTGGTCGCACCAGCTTTGCTCTGCCGACCTTTCGCGAATCTTCGTAACGCACATCTCGCCAAGCCTTGACAGAGCGTTGAATATCACTTTGTCAACACGTTCTGCGATTCTCTGCGCTTCATCATTAACACCTTGCATTTGTACAGAAATAGGCATTGTCATCCATTTTATCCAAGCCAAAGTTTGTATTGAAGATTGTACGGAACGAACCCCTTGACTTCAAGTTCAAAAACTTTGCCGTAACGTGTAAGCCGCACTCGTTCCCCTACCTCAAACCATCTCACTCTCGGAGGCAGAAAAGCGGTGAACGTATACTTCCGCGTCACTCCATCTTCGAACAATCGCTCTTGTGGCTGTCCGTTCGCATTGGCAAGACACTCGATTTTTTCATCATCGAGATGTGTTTCGCCTTCGTGATAGTCACCAAGTTCATCCTCATATCCATCAGATGTGATGTATCGTTGTATATAGCCGTTTGTTCTCATCTCACCACATATCAGAGCCGTTATCAATTGTCGTTGCGTCATCACCGAGAAATTCAGAAGCATCCAAGCCGCCTTGACTGCACCACCAAGCAATGTTCCTTCGCACTGCCGCTAAATCTGTCGCAGCCGAAATTCCGTTCTCGCTGCGGCTTGTTTCTACCCAGCCACGAACAATACCTATGGCTGCTCGCAAAATCTCAACATCTTGCGGCATTGCCGTTGCTTCAGAATCCAAGCCAGCGTTTACAAGCGCGAGTGTAGCGGCGTCGGTATCAACATAGCACGTGTTGCAAATCAACTTGCATTGCGCCTTGAGTGCTTCCAAATTAGTCATATCAATAATCCGTTTTGAGCGTGTAAATATTATCCATCTCGGTAATCACTGGGAGCGAAAGGCTCTCAGCTTTCGTAAACTCACCCTTGTTGGCGCCTTTTGTTTCGCCCACGTGCCATTTGGAGACGCGGATGCGCCCGTAGTTCGAATATGACACATCGCTCTCTGGATTAAGTTCGTTATCCGAAAGAGCGTTTTTAACAACACCGAGCTTGCCAGCTGGAATAAAGACGATGTTCTTCGCGTTGAACGGATTCACGGATGTGATCTTGCCATTGTCTTGAACGCGCACCTGTCTACGGATCTTCTCAAACTGCGGATAGCCGTTTGCTTCAAGGTAAGCATTGATGTCGGATAACTGCACAAGCCTTGAACCTTTGTCAGTACCCCAAATCATCTGCTTCATCTTCTTTGTGCGGCACATGTAGGCAATCACACTCGGAGCGGCGAGAACCTTGCCGAGAACAGTCTTGTCGTCAGCAGCGTCAAGTATTGCTTGAATATCCTCCATGCAGTCCACAGAGTCAATGTTCGCCTCCGTCCATTTCGTTTTCGCTTGCGCAATATTGCTTGCAGGCTGATTGTAGTCGATTGCACCACGAACACCGCCTTCGGGGTTGTTCTTATTGTCGAACGTGAATTTGCCTTCATTTGACAGCGCGCCAAGGAATATCATATCCAAGCGTGCTTCAACACCATTGACAACGGTCGACACATCGCCCCACATCAAGTCGATAAGTTTCTGCTTCTTGACACTATCAGAAAGTGCCTTTGTGTCCATAATCTCGAGAATCTTGCGATAATCTTGCATAGACATCGGGCGAGTGATAGCGTGGTTCAACACACGCTCTTTAACGGTGTCAAGTCCGTTTGAACCAATGATTGGCTCTTTAGAGTTGTCACCAATCGTGGCTGCTGCAATAGTCACATTATACTTGCCAATGATCTCCTCAAAGTCAAGCCCAATAGTCGGAGTGTCCCAGTCAAGGTAACTGCGATATATAACTTTGTCGAACAACTGCTTGTTCAGTTCAGACGCTTTATCAATTCGTGTCTGAATGTTCCTTGTCAGTTCTCCGAAAATAGATGAAAAAACTTGATTAGCCATATCTTACCTCCTTTCTATTGTTTGATGAATAAAATGTTGTGATTCGTCTTCAAGAACGCACCGCCATCAAGCCAATCGGCTGGGAATTGCGGACAAACATCCTTCAATGCAACCGCTGAATAAGCGATATCAAGTGTCGTCATTCCTACTGCACGAGAAGTGTAGTCGGCGCCAAGAATCGTATTTGCCTCGTGCGCTTGCGAATAAGTCGTCGCGCTATCATCTGTGTCTTTGACTGCTTCGATAAGGTAATCACCCTTGGCAAGCGTTGCCAAAGCTGCGGAAAATTCCACAACATCGTAATCTGGGTTTGAGCGGTCGACACTCTTGACAGTTACAGCAGCGTCTTTCTTACCGATTTTCATCACAGTGTCGCCAGCGTAGAAATGATTGTTCTTCGTAACGCGAGGCTTTGTCGTTGTGCCTCCGTCAACAACTCTGCCGACCTTGACAATCGTAGCAGTCATTGTATCGAAGTCAGCGCACACAAGCGCGCCACGAGGGATGACATCGCCAACTGGAATCGATTGACTGCAATTGAAGCCGCCTGGAAGCATACGAACCTCCGTGCGCCAAAACGCATCAAGATTACCAGCATAAGACGTTTTTTTAAATTCAATAGCCATAAAGAATTTGTTTTAAAGGTTATAAATCGGGCAGCTTTTTCGCCCACGCTTCGGCGTCGTCCATAGCCGCCTGTTCGGACGATGACGTAATGCTCGCCTCAGTTGACGGCATTAGCCTGTTGGTGATAAGATCCTGCTTGTATTCCGTCAATTCTTTTTCAATATCCGCGTCATCCGCTATTGCGAAACGCTTCATCAGAAAATCGGGAATGCCCAATCTTTTCGCCGTTGCTGTGATGTTTGCCGAACGTTCAGCCTTCTGCTTCTCCGCTTTTAAATTCTCGTTCTCGGCTTCAAGTGCCGTGAGTTTTTTGTCGGTTTCCGCCTTGAATTTTTTGAACCACTCTGGTTGGTCATCATCAGCTTTTGGGGTTGTGTCGTCGCCATCACCATCGTTGATAGTCTTCTTCTTCACAACCTGTTTCTGCGCCTTGCGTGTCACTTCTGCTTGCATCAAGCGAGCATAAGGGACTGCCGAATTCGCCTTCTCTTCGAGTTCTTCATCAGAAGCCTCGTCACTAACGCCCTCGCTTATTGTTTCAGCAATATCTTCGATGGCTTTCTTTGTCAATCCAAAATCCTTGCATTTGTCTTGGAGCAATTCTAATAGTTTCTTATTCATAATATCACGCGTAAAAATTATTCGTTTGCCTCGCGACAAATATAAAAATAAACCGCTTAAAAAGCGGTGTTTACCAAACAAAAAAATCGTTGTTTTTCAAACAAACTTCAAAAAAGTTTGCCAAACTCGGCATTTTGTTTGCTAAACATTTGCACATTACGAATACTGTTTGTATATTTGCAGTGTAAAAAGCAAGTATTAAACACACCGCTTAATGAGCTGTCGAGAAAGATTATTAATTATTAAACTTATAGAAATGAAAGATTATCAATTATTAGACTTCAACGAGTCGATGAACGTTGTAATCAGCAACAATGCAACCGAGTACAAACCAGTCGTAATCCGCTACGGAATTATGTACGACCCAGCGGATGAATTTCGTCCACGTCAAGGATGCTTTGCGTGCAATTAACCCACTAAAACTTGCGTACATTCTTGTGCATCCGTCGTTTTTTCGCAGACAGGGATTCCGTTGGATTGAAACCTGTCCCAAGATTACAGACGAAACATTTTCCGACGGCTATGGTTATCCGTTGATATGGCTGGCGAATAAAAAGAACGAGTCCGAAAGAGAATGGATGAAGCGGCACGGACTTCTCCCCGATGGCGTTTTCTTCACTTGCTACAATGAAGCGGTTCAGAATAACGCTGAAGAGCTAATGGATGTTATGGGCTTGAGTAAAAAGAAGTAAGTTTAACTACAAAGATAGGCGAATGGAAATATTTGCCTATCTTTGTCATCGATAAATCAACGCTGTATGGAGAGAATCAAACTGGCGAAAGAAGAGAAGGAGGCTTTACGGATTCTGCACGAGGGCAAAATCAATATGACAACCGACCCTCAGCGAATCGGCAGTCTGTCCTATGGATTTGAAGCGCTTGAACGGCTTGGTCTTGCTCGGTGCGCGTGGTCTGAGGGACACGTAATCGAGGATGTCGCAATAACAAGCAAAGGGAGACGGTATGTTGACCATAATCCCAAATTGCACAATCCTATTGATTGGGAGAAGGTTGCCGCAATCGCTGCAATCATATCTGCTATTGTAGTGGTTGTTGCCCTTTTTATTGCTTGCTGCGATTAAGCAAAACAATTCGTAATTTTTAAATAACAGCAGATATGGATAAAAACATTATTACAAACGGATATATCGATATTTTTACGAAAAATATTGTATTTTTGTAAAGCCAAGTGAGGATTAAACAAGAAGCCTATTTATGAAATATTTTGCCGATTATATGAAAGAGCGTATCTACGCAATAGACGAAAACACTGGTGACGGAGTAATGGTCGATGGAGACGGAAAATTCTCTATCCATAAAGACAAAAAACAAATTCCATGGCTATCAGAGGAAAATGGTACTGGTTTTATCGTTGAAGAAATGACAAAAAAGGAATTTGAATCTTTTGGCATAACATGGAACTGGGCGGCTGCACCATTACCAGATGAGGAACAAAAACACTCTTGGCGCAATTACAAGCAGGTTATTTATTGAAGTGCGAATAATATTCTTCAGACCTCTTTCTCAACACAATACCTTTTGCAGACTGTTGTTCTTCTTTAGACATCACTCGCCATTCTTCATAGTATTTATGCCCTAAGCCACCTTCAATACCTGTTTCTCGATGAATCTTATTCCATAGTTTTTCTCCCAATATAGCTTTTGCGTTTTCTGGGAGCTCTTTGGCGTAAATCATTTTTGCAGTATTAACTTGAATTTCTGCAACAAGGCCATTGCTTGTTTGAAGATTGACTATATTTCCACTATAACCGAGATAGTTTTGTGGCCTCTGTTTCTTCACTGCGATTCCTTTAAATGCCTTGACTGGTTCTGACATTCTTAATTGCTCGATAACAATATCAATGTTTTGTCTGTCCGCAATAATAGTTGTCCGTACAAGGTCTTTTAGCTTATCGGGCATATATGCATCTCCTTTCTCCTTCCTCTCCAATAGAACTTTTCGCTTAATAGATGCCTCGCTTTTGTAATTTATCGGCGTACAGATTGCATTATGTTCAGCGGCAATGCTCTCTGCTAATCCTTGCACTTCGCCACCACTTGACCGAGCCTTAATTACGACATCCTTGATTGCCTTTTCGAGAGATTTTTCCGCATCCGTCTTTTCTCGCTTGATTTTTGTATACTTCGGGTTGTCCTTCACCCAATACGGCAATGACTGCGCTTCGGAAACTCTCTTCTTGTTCTTCTTCCACCAATCTTGAAAATACTTGTTCGGCTCCCGAATCACGCTCTTACTTTCGGGTATAGGCTCATCGTTAAGGATAGCCTCCTGTATTTTGTCAAACTCTTTTTCATCTGCAAGTATCGGCACGACATAGCAACGGCATTGCGGATGCCAGCCTTTAAACACGAAGTCTTTCGGGTACACACCTCGACTACCTTTCTCGCCACGTTTTGCCGATAAATCATTGCAAATATCTGGTTCTGGGTGATTGTCAGACAACACGACACGATAGCCAATGACGAAATCAAGTTGTCGCCATCGCTCTTGATCCGCGGTGCGATATGCCATATTTGTTTCTGTGCGCGCCAAACGCATAGCGTTTTTGTATGACGAACGATACACACCGCGACCGAAAGAATAGTCTTTAAGGTTCACCGTCTGCCACGATACATTACCTGTCACAGCGTCAACAACCTTGCGCTTCCACACGCGCCCATAAACAGGCTCTTTTCCGACAACGTTGCCGTCAGCATCAAATATGTCTTGTTCGCCCGTCTTGACACGAAACCGACGAAACATCATATCTGGGCGCTGAAGATACTTGCGCACCTCTCGTGAGATTGTGGCGGCGCTCTTGCCTTCGCCCATCGCTACGGATAAAGCCATCTCCATCTCGGTTTTGAAATCACCAACGTATTTCCACACACGCTGCGATAGATTCAATCCGCCATACTCAGACTTGCGTTTGAAGAACGCATCCACGCTTTCTTTGTTCCGTGCGAAATACCGCGCATAGTGATTATCCTCTTTAACTTTTTTACCAAAGATTGACGTAATCAGCGCATCGTAAGATTTGTTCGCGTTTTCCCACTCTGCAATGACACCACCCTTGATTTCGTTGTATACGCCGCTATACAACGCTCGGAGAATAGCATTTGCTTGTTCACTTAATCTTTTGTTGTCGGAAAACGAGAATGCCGCAGACACTCCGTTGGACGCCTTCATCGCAGAAAGCTTCAACAGCTCATCGGTAGCGGTAGCGTAAAGCCGTCGCACATTGTCGGCATAATGCTCCGTGCGAGAGAAAAGCATTTTAGCGGCTTTGTCGTAGTCAATCTTTTTTTTAAGCATGGTTACTTATGTTTGAACATTTCGCAGCCGTGAGCGTAAAGGAAACGGCTGAATTGACGCAATCTACAATCGCACAATATCGGCTTGCCAGAGTAATCCGCATTGTGCGGATTGTAAGAGTGTACACAATCCGCACAATCGGGAAGCCGTCGTTTTATTGTCGGCATCTTACTCCGCACCGCCATATATATCCTCTTTAGTCTGATTTAATCCAAACAAATCGCGTTGATTCTTCGACGCTTGTTCTTCCTCATGGGCGAGTCGTTCAAGCTCTTGCTTGTGATCCTTAATAAGCGGATTCAGTTCAACTGCACCTTCAGCGGATAGGAATGCACCATCGCGTGCTTTGACGATATTGTCTATTGTTTCAGCGATATTCTCACCGAACGGCTCTTGGAATTCGTGCTGGATCACGCAACGTTGGCACTCCTCGCGCAGAGAAATGTCAAGCACATTGCCTATGATAGCCAGTATCAGATTACTTGTTCTGTCGAGCAATTCGTCGTGCTGTTCCTTATGTCGGTTCGCCTTAATATCAGCAAGCAGCATCATCTGTTTCAATGCTTTTCCGCTGATGTTTGACAAACTTTTCATATTATCAAACTCAATATTAGGCGTGAATGTCTTGGATAATATATGCTTTTGAAGCCAATCGATTTCTGCTTTCTTACTTTCGGGCGCACTATCCCACGTCAGATACTTTGCATATTTAGACACATCATCAACATTGTTTCCACGGATACGCAACGTCTTGTTTTCATCGCCTTTATCGGGCATTGATTTGATAATATCGTCGTGGATTAGGAACATTGGGTCAGAGAAATAATCGTTCGTGTCCGCTGTTCTCGAGCCGATATACTCTTCGCGCCCTATCAACGGCTCTACGCCTCCCCATTCTTTTTCTTGCTGAAACAAAATTACAGGAATCTTGCCTACAAGGTTTTCTTCGGGCGTCACCTCCCAACCGCCGCTTGTTTGCTTGCAACGATATATCACACTCGGCGTGTAGATGTCAAAATGATACACCGATGTTTCGCTTGTTTCCTTGACATAATAACCCCACGCAAACGACACGAGATTTTCATAAATATCCCAACGCGAATATATCTCATCACCCTTTGAGCGAGCAAGTACACGAATTTGAACATCGGGCTTGCCATCTTCGTTACGGAATACGTGAAACAGCATTGCCGACTGCGTTTCCGCACCAGCCAACCGCTTACATTGCCGAATCTTGGAATTGAACCTCGTCGACTTGATTATATCGCCAAATTTCTCAAAAGCATTATCAGTGTTGTCTGACTGCTGAAGCCACTTGACAGGCTGCCCATAGATAAACACTACCGAAATCTCATTGATATACTGGGGGTAATTCAATGGCAGCTTCCATCGCTTGATTGTCGACTTGCGTTGCCCAAGCTTGTTCCGAACAATCTTATCTTCACGATGCATAATCTCGTGAGCGAGCGGATTGTACTCGCGCATCGCCTCGTTCGTTTCTTGCTCGTAACTACGAAACAGTGTTTTGATACGCGAAATATCCCGCGCCTTGATTAAATCCTCAAACTCTTGATTGCGACCGACGGCAGCGTTGATATAATTGACTGCTGTCTGAAAAAAATCTCCTATCATCTCTTCTTTTTGTTTTTGAATTATTGTTTTTATTATCGAAAATATCTTGCCTATATCGGCAATAAATCATCCACGCTCACATCATCAGACAGCTCTATGTCTGCGTTGTCGCTAAGGTAGTTAATCGCATAGCCAAGAACATCCACATATTCATCGTGTGCCTTGTTCGGGAAACCGCAAATCTCGTCGATAAAATCTTCTGTCCAGTCTGACTCAACGAGAAAAACCCTACCACACTCTATCTTCGGAGCAACCGCGTGTAGGCGCACATCTTTCGGATCGCGTGGTGTAGGAGTGTAGGTTACATTCAAATCCGTAGACTCCTCCAACTGCTGAACAACCGATTTGCCGTTCGCCTTAGGCTCGACGCGGAGCGTTGACTGCGCAGAATCGTAGTCGTTCGCATATAGATACTCAGGCAGAAATTTCAGCAAGTCGGGGAATGTCTTCCACACTTTCTTGGCACAAGTGATGTAGATATTGTTCTTGATTCTACAAGCGCCGATAATGCCGCTTGGGTCATTATCAGTCTTAGCCTTCCGCTCATCGTATGCTGTATCGAGAAAAAAATGAATCGGCTCACGGAAGCGTAACGCTGTGAAATCCGCAAGCGAGATTCGGCGAAACCAATCACGATGAATGATATTTCCTCCTTCGATGACAGGGTGCTGCTGATACAACGCGGAAAACTCACGCGGTGAACGCACTTGTTGTTTCAATAATTTCTGTATCGAATGCCTGTTCTCCCACAAAGCATCGCCAACGTGCCGACAACTGTTCAGCGTTCCGTCGTGTTCCTCCTCGCAGATAGCTGGAATTGATAGCACTGTCCAGTCTTGCGCCTCTGTCTGCAAGATTCGTCCCGCCAAATCATCTTCGTGCCAACGCGTCATGATGAACAACTGCCGAGAATCATTATGCAGACGAGTTGTGAGAACCGTATTGTACCAGTCCCAGACACGTTGCCTATATGTCGTTGAATTTGCTTCTTGCGCGTCCTTAACAGGGTCATCGATAATGGCAATATCTACGGGCGTTCCTGTCAAGCCGCCGCCTACACCGACCGCCTTATAAAAGCCACGATGCCCGACTACTTCGAAGAGGTCAACATTGCGAATATATCCACGTGTCGACACGTTGTTCATTCCTGTCATTTTTGTTTCGGGAAACAATCGCTGATACTCTTCCGACTCAATCGTTCTCTGTATTGACCGCGAGAATTGACAAGCAAGGTCAGCGGAGTAAGAACAGCCGACTATACGTAAATCGGGATTATTGCCGAGCGCCCATGCTGGGAACAGCTGCGAGATGATGAGCGACTTTCCGTGTTGCGGAGGGATGAAAACCATTAATCTTTTAATCTCGCCACGGACAAGCATTTCGCATCGTTTGGCTATCTCTCGATGAAACCATTCAAGTTCATACCTTGGATTCACATAGCCGAGAAAATGCGCAAACGATGTGGGAGCGAGCAATCTTAATCTCGCTCGCTTCAATTCTAACAACCGCTCTGCATCTTTCTGCTTCATCAATCCTTGTTCTTCCTCACATCTCTATCCAATTTGTCAAGACGTGCGATTTCCTTTTCGATATTATCGAGCGTCATCGCCTCCTCGTTCCCCCGTTTTGAGATTTCGATATTTTCCTTCAAACCCAGGTCACGCGCAATAATATTCGCGTTGTACAACCCGACAACAGCTCCATCATATTTCACGTCGTAGCAATATTGCGTGATACGCTCTATAACGGCAGCGTATTCTTTCCCTCGCTTGCCTTGCGGCAAGGAGTACCACCATTGATGTGTCATGCCAAGCCATCGGGTAACGAAGTCAAGTATCTTGGGCGGTCTTGCATACTTCTGTGTTCTGCGCTGCTGTCTGCGTTCATCTTTGCCATCTTTGCTTGTTTGTTGCCGATAATTTGTTTCCAATTCAATTTGATTTTCTTCGAGGTCTGTGATGTACTTTTCAAACTCTTCAGCAAGGTCTTCGGGCGAGTAGCGCGCTTTGCGACCGCGAAGATTTTCAAAAAGCCGCTTCGTGTCGGGATAAAACTTTGACATAACTTATTGCTAATTGTTTGCAGTTGTTTGAGCGTGTGAAAACTGACTGCGATCAATTTTCACCCAATTATCGTCGCTTTTGGGATATGGCTTCGCAAGTGCGGCTATTTGCTTGCGCAACTTCTTGTCAAGCGGCATCAAATATTTACGTTTGCCCTTAGTGACATATTCGACCGCGTTTTCATCATAGTATTTGCGCAAGAATTGTTCGCGCGTTAAGCCTTTAAGGCCGCCGTGCGAACGTACCCAATCTGAAATTATACGTCCATGATAACGCTTGCCGTTTATAATCCATGAGCTGTCCTTTGAGTTCACAAGATTTGTGCCGACATATATCCAATTCGTTGCTTGATATATCGTACCCAAGTGCGATTGGTCACAATCTGCATACGACACGACAAGTCGAACAAGCGGACAATCGACTTTCAACTGTTTCAGACACATTGCGACTGCTTGCGAAGTGTGTTCTTGTTTACCATTCAGCGCGACGCGCACAAGTTCAACGCATTGACCTTGCAACAATCCGTATGCCGTGCCGATGTTGTTATTCGCGCCGGTGCCGAATAGTACGACTCCGCAGCATTCGTTTTTGTCATTATAGACGTTATACCCGCAAGTGTTCACGGGTACGGCTTTCGCATAGTGAAATTTCATGCATGCGAATTTAATCGAATCTTTGTTTGCTTTCGCAATTCTCATAATTCTCCCCCCGACAGCGATATAAGACAATTAAATTCATCTTTCAGTTGTTCAGCGAAATCTTCTTGAAATCGCTGAAGAAGTTCGGCAGTTTCGAATGTGAGTTTCGCCGTGAATGGCTTATTACGCAATGCGCCGTCATGATTTTCCGGTTCTTCGATGTCTTCTGATACCAGCAAGTCCAGGCCCCAATCATCGAGCACATCTGCGTCCCACTCGTTTGCAAGCAAATCCCAATCCCATTCACCAAAGCCATTGTTGTCAAGAATCGTGTATGCTCTTATTTTTTCAATCGGCGTTTCTTTGGGGATGATGAAAACAGGAGCTTCCTTGTGTCCCAATTCTTTCATCGCTCGATAACGCATATTTCCACCGACAATGATATATTTGCCATTGTCAAGAGGGTAAACAAGCAAACTTCGCCAAGATAGCATCTCGGGATAATTCGTGATACTCTCTTTCAACTTGTCGTACTTTGCATTTTTTATCAAACGCGGATTCTTCGGTAGACCTTCCAGTTGCCCATTATTTATCTCAATTGCCGACATCGGCAACATCGTGATACCCCTTTCATTGTTTGTCTTATCCTCCATAATATCGGTTTGTTTTTTATTGACTGCAAAAAAATAAAAGCAAGAAAATCAGTTACTTTTCCGCAAATATAGCAAAAGACCGCCTAAAAAGCGGTCTTAAACTCAAAAAAAACAAATCTGTGGAAAAATTATCTTACACAAAGATAGTTATTTATTTCCATACGAAAGTCATCAAAAGAGCGACAAATCGCACAGTAATAACCTTCACGCTGTACGCATTGCTGCCATATCTTCTGCGATTCCTGTTGCCGACCTTTGGCAGTTTTCATCTCAATCGCAAGTCCGTGATATTTGCCGTTATACGACGGGACAAACAAAAACAAATCTGCCGCCCCAGCAACCATCCCTTCGGCTTTTGCAATCCGCGCTTGTGAAAGCGTAGTCTTGTAGCCGTTGGGAATTGCGACAAGGTTTCGCGCATATTCTGGGAATTGATAGCGAAACCACTCTACGCACACCTGTTGTATTTTTGATTCTTCGTGTCGCATAAGGCTCAGAATGGAAGATTATCATTACCACTTCGCATCTCCTCACTTGCGAACATTACGGATTGTTCATGCGATTGAGATGTTTGACGAATATTTGTTTGCGAAACATCCGCATTTGCTGACTGCTGCGTCGGTTTACTATCAAGCATCTCCAAGTTATCGACATTAATCTCGGTAATCGTTTTCTGCACTCCGTTTTTATCGGTAAACGCCCGTGTACGCATTTTACCCTCGACATACATCCGAGAACCTTTATGCACATATTTTTCAATAACATCGGCAAGTTTGCCGAACACCACGATGTTGTGCCACTCCGTGCGTTCGGGAATCGTCACTCCATTCTGTGTTGTGTAACTTTTCTCTGTCGTTGCGATGCTGAATGATGCGATTTTCGCATTGTTCTGAGTCGTGGATATTTTCGGCTCTTTACCGACATATCCGATTACTTGCGCTTTGTTTAGCATAGTTTTTTTTATTTTATAAATATAATATATTACTTAATATTCACTCCTTTTGCAGAATAGTCGTTATACAACTCCGTTTTCTCGTTTACTCGTTCGAACCGCTTGCACGCAGTGCGTCTTGGGGTCAGTAGAAATTTAGTGGGGATAAATTTTAGGCATCCAAATGTTATGCCGAACTTTGCGGTATGGAAAACGATTACTTACAGGCACTGGCACAGGTGGTGCTGCCAACCGAGATT